CCGGCCCTCGAAGATGGAGATGTCGTCCAGACGCAGCACCCCGATCTCTGTGGTCGTACCCGAGCTGCTGGTGATCCGTGAACCCCGCGCGATGACACCTGTACGCGCATAGGCGGCATCGCTGACACTCGCCCGTCCCAGCACCAGCCACGAACTGCCGTCAGCTGACACCGCAGACTGCCCGATCAGCGCCACCACGTCATACAGCTGCGGCAGATAGCTGTTCAACACACCCACGTTGCGGTACACAGTTGCCTGGACAGTTACCTCAAGCGGCGAAATGCTGGTGACCACGCCAATACGAACCGTCGCCGGCTGGCCGCGGTTCTTGGAAATCTGATCGGCGAAACTCATGCCGTCCGCCACACCTCCATGAAGCTGCGAGTCAGGATCAACGTCACCGAAGCGTCGCCGGCGTTCTGGGCGGCCTGCAGCTGAAGGTTGCCGGCTGTGGCGCCCATCGTCACCTCACCCTCGATGATGGCGTAAAGGCCAGTGCCGACGCCTACGGCTCCGGCTGACAGTGCAGTTCCAGAGATGTTGGTGGTGGCATACGGGCTCGGGTTGGTGCCACCGGTGCCCAGCGAGTTGAGTCCCCACCGCATTGACGCGCCGGCCGGGATGGTAAACGCGAACTTGATATCAGCCGCAGTCGATGCATCATAGAAGATGCGGCAATACCATTGGAAAATGGCGCCAGTCGTACCAGGCAATGCGGCCACCATGTTAGTGACGTTTTGCAGCACGGTGCTTGATGCGGTAAGCGTCTGGTCGGCTGCTGTCCGCGTGGAAGTGTGTACCGCGCGGGCGTGCAGCGAAATGTTGGCGGTGCCGTTGTACACCTCCACCCGGTTGACGTCGGCGAGTCCGGACAGCTCGTTCTCGGCAACCACCAGTTGTCGTGTGGTGCGGTCAGCTTCACTGGCATACAAGCGAACCAGCCGTGGTTCGACACCGGCAACGAAGTTGGCGAATGCTACCGGGCTGTCGGCTGCGTCAGCGTCGATGGGGAGGCTGAGGCCTTGATCTGTGGTTACCGTCGGCATGACGCCTCCTTAAGCGATTCTGACGACCAGGCGGGATGAAATGTAAATCTGTACCGTGGCAGTACCTGTGCCCTGGTACAGGAAGGCGCACGAGATCGTGTCACCCGCTGCCGCGACGACGGGTCCGGACGGGACCTGCCACAGCAGGCCTGTGGCGAAGCCGCCGGTTTCCCAGTTCATGGTGCGCCCATATTGGGCGACACCGTTGAGGCGCACACGTAGCCGGCTGCTGGTGATGGTGGTGACAGCCGCTATATACACATCGATCATTGTCAGGTAGACGCCGGCCACAGGGACAACATATTGTGCGTTCGGATTCGTCAAAGCGGTTTCCACAGCCACCACAATGCCGGCTTGCGATCCACCGTCACGGGAGATGTTGTAACGACCCACCGCATAGTCGGCATCGGCTGAAACTTCGAGCAGCTTCGAATCGATGGCGTTGCCCAGCAACGTAAAATCGGTGGCGGTCACCGGCTCGTCCGCGCACGGGTATGGGAAAGCATAAATTGGTGTCGCGCCAGGCATCAGGCCACCACCCTAGGTGCATCCAAATCGGACAGCCGACTCACCCAGGCGATGCCGGCGGTGATGTTGCATGTGCTTGATGTGTTGCCGTGCTGTGTGGCGAAGTGCACCTGATCGTTGCCGTCGGATTCGATGACAGTGTGGAGGGTCATGTCCATGCCGGCACCGTTGTTCGACTCGAATGATGTTTCGAAAACGTTGAACTTGTTCGGCACTGTCAACGCGGCGTAGGCCTTGCGTGTGAAGATGATGGCGAAACGGTAGGTGTTGTCATTGACGGCACCGGATGCGGTAATGGTGAACGACAGGCCGGCCTGGTATATCCCACGAGGCAGGATGGTGTTGAAGGTGCTGGATGATGAGTTCTGAAATGTGGGGGTGACGAAGGCGTTCGCCAGTTCCCACTGGAAATTGTCGGGGATCCCTACGCTAGTGAAAGGGACTACCAGGGTGGGCTGATTCACCGCACCGCGTAGTCTCTGCTCCAAGGCGAAGATGCACTGCTCCGCGTCCAGTGCGGTTTCCTGCATCTTGAGCGCTACGGCTGCATAGTTTTCTGGCTCTACACAGGTGAAGCAATCGGTCACGGGCTTGCCCCGTCCGCGAACCAGAACAGTGACAGCGATGCCAGGTCGATGCTCAATGTGCTAGGGGTGGTCGCCATGTCCACCTGGACGCGCACCACCCGTGGCGGGGTGGCAATGTGGAAGATGCCAGTGGCGCAGGATCCCACGTTGATCAGGCCGATGTTGAGGTTGGCGTCCAGCGCTGGGGTGGTGGCGCTGGACAGCACCTGCAGGTTGAAGTACATATTGGCGACGGTGTTGTAGACGAACAGCACGTTGCATACGGCCAGGTACCGTCCTGGCCGGTTGATGGTGATGGAGGTGTTGTTGGCGTCAAAGTCGATCATGCCGGCGTTGTTGATTGTCAACGTGTCGAAAGGTATGTGGCTGTCCACGGCCAAATGCACGGTGTTGCGTAGTTCCAGCTTCGCCATCGGCACGTTGGGGTTGGTGCGATCGGCAACGGCTTCGAATGTGTCGAGCACTGCCTGGGCGGCGTCGGTGAAGTCGCACCACTGCTGCGGGAAGTCGCATGGCGCATCGAGTGCCCCTGGCACTGGCAGCGAATAGTTGGGGGTGAGCACTGGCATCATCTACACCTCCAACTCGTTAATCACCATTGACCTAGTCGACAAGAACATATCACCATCGACGCCCAGCGGGACGGACAAAGCTGACACCACCTGCAGCACTTCGCGTCCCTCGATGTCCAAAGTGAGCGCGTCACCCAGCTCCAGGGAGGCGTCGGTGGAACACCGCAACTGGAACGCCTCGATCGGGGCGATGGACGCGGCGAGACGCTCCCGGGCGGCACCCACAGCCCCGCCCTGCGTGGATGGCGTCTGCAACCTGTCCAGAAGGCTTCTGATGCCGAAACCACCGTTGACGTAGGTGGGGCTACCCGGATCCTCGTCGGCGGCTGTGCCGTACACAGGGGGCTGCCCGTTGAGCCGCTCTCCCGTCACCGTCACCACGTTGTAGATCGCATTGCGGTCACGCAGAGCCTCCCAGGAGTTGATTGTCCCTCCGTCGCCGGTGCTCAACTGGACCACCGGCACCTGAGCCTGTGTCCACGGGTAGCGGCGCATCACAAAGTCGCCATTCGCCAGGCAATACCACAAGGCACCCACCGAACGTGCCATCTCATCCAGCGCCGCACCCCGATCAAGCTCCCACGTCAACTGCTGCACCGGGGAGTCGAAAAGGTCACTGGCGCCGAACGTGGCATCAGGTACCGCATCGGCCACCAGACGCTGGAACTCGGTCAAAATGCTGTTGGACGGCTGAGAATTCTGCGGTGTCACAAACTGATTGTCGACAACATCGGAAGCACGGTCGGTGCATGTCACCGACACACTGCCGGCAGAATACTGGCGCACCTGACGGATGCGCCCGCGGAACACCTGCCACGTGTACACGTCCGAACCGTCGCCTAAACGCACCCCCGCAAATGCGCGGATCTCATTGCCGAACGGCGCCAAAAGATCAGAGGCCAACATCGGGTACATGTCGAACGGGACGCTGAACTGCAACTCGCGGGTGACACGCAAATTCAAGGTGGCGCTGACGGTGGCATTGTAGAAACAGAGGCCGCCCTCCGGATCCCCGCTGCGCTGCGCAGGGATCAAAGCCTCCAACGGAAACCCGAGCCCCGACCACACCTCCAGACGCACAAAACGTTCCATCGATGTCGCCAGCACCTGGCGATACAGCGTGTCCGCGCCCCCGGGCAGCATTACAGGCCGTCCCTAAGCTCGCCCCAGTCACGGGTGCCGCCGGCTTCCACGGCCAGCCAGTTCGCGAACCCTGTCTCTACATCCAGCCACGTGCGGCCCTCGGTGGGGGTGAACGGACCCTGTCCTGACGCCAAGCCAAGCAGCAGATCGTAGTAGGTCAACCCGCCGATGGTCATTGCCGCCCACGATGCGTAGATGTCACACAAGTCTTCGAAACGTGCACCGCAGATGCCGTTCGCCGGCCCCTCAGGTCGTTGCACCACCACATAGGGCAGCAGCATCAGCCTGAAGTCCTCGCGCTGGTCGCGGCTGATGCGTGACTCTGTCTCTTCCCCGACGCTGAGGTAGCGATCCGGGATGCAGTAGTCGACAGGCGCCTGGAACAGCAGCGGATCGCCGGGATCGTTGGCGGCCAGGACTGCGTCACGTGCGTCACAGTCGTGCGCCAGGAGCCGAAGCTCAGATCGTGGGGCTCGGCGTACCCTGTTGGTGGGGATGGGGTATTTGCGGTTCGCTGGCTCGGAAACCACAGTGTTCGGGGCGAGAGCATCATCGGCCATACCTACATAGGACACGCGTGAGTCTTCTTCACAGTCGAAGTCCATGGCTGGGCTGCATAGGCCGATCTCTACATCCAGGCAAGGGTTGAGCGGGTTCTTGAGCCACAGACTTTCCGAGGCGACGGTGACTGTGTCACACACGGAAGTGACTATCGCCTGTGTCTGATACACGCCGATCTGGTCCACATAGAACAGTGTCGTCACCGCTGCAGGGCCGTAGTACAGGAAGCGAATGTTGGTGATGTATCCGGGTTTCACTGGCGTGGTGGTGACAGTCAAGAATTGCCACAGGCCGTCGTCGATGATTTCGGAGTCACCGGTATATGTCACCAGTTCGCCGTCATCGTACTGTATTTGCATACTGATGGCGACGCTGTTGTATCCCTGCGGGGACATCGCCCACGCCTGCATCACCAGCGGCACGCCGACGGTGAATGGTGCCGAGTCGGTGTCGTTGGTCAGGGATCCGCTGATGCTGACCGGTGTCAGCTCCGCAGACCAGGTGCCTTGATGCGCGAACAGGTTCGAACGGGCGGCTGTGGCCGAGCTGCCCGTCCACGGCGCCAGTGCGATTTCGAAATCACTGTTGGTGGTGATCAGCGCGAGGGTGTCCGCGGCGTACGTGCAGTATTCCAACGGCACATTCAGTGGCGGCTCAGTGTCCCACCACAACCCAAGCCCGCACGACAGCAGCAGATTGCCGTCACCATCGTAGGCGACGTAGGGACGCAAGGTGACTTCCTCGCCGGTGACTGTGTTACGCCGCACCACCCGGGCATAGGTCACTGTCGGCTGGTCGGTCCAGTCCACTTCCACCAGCACATAGGCCGGGGTGTTGAATGCGGTGGCGTTGATGGTGGGCATCTAGATTCCCCTCGCGCCGAAGGCGAGGCTGCCACTCAGCGCCGCATTGTTTTTCTCCACCACTTGCACCATGCGGCCCTCAAGCTGCTCGTTGCCGATGAACACCTGAACCATCGTCGCCGCGGCCGACAGCATCCCCGTCAAACCCGACTGCTGCATCAGCTGCGCGGCCCGGTTGGGGCGTGTCAACGGAATGACCACCTCAGGGCCGGCTTCACCGATCAGGGCATGGGTGGGATTGCTGACGATGCCACCTTCGGCCAGTTCCGAGAACGGCCGCGTTCCCTTGTCGGGTAGACGGAAGTCTCTGATGCGTTGTAGTTGTGCGTACAGCCTCGCGGCTTCGTTGACGCCGTGCGCGAGTTCGTCGGCGGTGTTGGTGATACCCATGGCGTCAGCATCAAGTTTGAGCTGTGCCACAGCGATGATGTCACCGAACATGTTGTTGAACTGTGCCCTGGTGATGCCGGCGCCGAGTGCAAGTTTCTCGACCGCCCTGATCTGATCGTTGTAGTAGGTGACGGCCTGCGCAGAGTTCAGTTTTCCTTCCGCTACCTGGTTTGCTGTCTCCTTCTCGGCATCCTTGAGTCCTTTAAGGAATGACTCTACGTTCTCGCGACCCTTTTCCTTGGTGATGTCAAGGGTTCTGCCGTTTTCCTTCAGTGACTCTCGGATGTCTTGCAGGGAACGCTGGAAGTCGACCTGCGACTGGATGGTGCCATAGGTGGCGTCGGAGGCATCCTTGAGGTTTTTCTCCAGCTCCTTAAGCCTTTTGGCTTCCTCATCGGTGAGCTTGATGACGCCGGTGGTGCTTATTGCCAGTTCGCGGTTGCGGGTGATGAGGACTCCGGTGGCACCGGCCGCCCTGTCCGCGCCTTCGGCGAACATGGCGAAGAACGGATTGATGAAGTCTGCCGTCAAACGCAGTACGTGATACGCCTCGGTCAGCATCGCAATCATCGTCGCGAGGACGATGAGCAGCTGCGCGATGAGGAATATGAAGTCACGGAACGCTTCACGGCCCGAGTTTCCTGTGCTGGCAAGGATTCTCAGTGTCTGGCCTATGGCTTGGCCGAGGGTGTCGAGCGCTTCGGCAAACTCATCGACAAATCCACCCGTATCACCGAGACTCTGTCCGATGCCTACAAATATCTCCTCAAACATGTTGAGGAGACCTTCAGTGATCGGGTCCACAAAGGTGGCGGCTTCCCTGAAGATGTGTGCCAGCATCGGCACCCAGGAAGCAAACCTGGCCTCAACTTTGTCCATGGCTGCAAGCATCGCCGGGACGAAAGGTGACGCGACGTCGACGAACAGTAGCCGTAGATTATTTGCCAGCAGCTTGCCGCGCTCACGCACCTCGTCATACTGGAAGGCGATGAACCCGCCGATGCCGGCCAATCCGACACCCACAGCGGCGGTGATCAAACCGGCCAGAGCACCGGCAAGCAGCGGCATCGCGGCGACGACGCCGAAGACAATGGCCGCCTTGACTTGCATCGGCAGCGCCGAGATGCCGTCGTCAAGGGCCGAAGCAAACGCCGCAGTGATCATCAGCCATGCCGGCTGGTTGTGTTTGTGAAACTTCCTTTGAAGACTGCTGTCGATGCCGTCGCCTAGCTTGTCACCGGCGTCACGGCCCACCTTGTCCATGTCCTTGAGACCCGCGGTGACCGACTTGCCCAGACGCTTCTCGAAGGCATCGACGACGGTGGTTAGTTCCCTGTCCAGGCCTCGGGTGAACGGGCGCAGGTCCGCACGGACCTCGATAAACGCCTCGCCGAGAACTGTCATGTTGACATAGTAGAGGACATCAACTCAGTTAGTCTGCGGCGAACTCGGCCACCATCTTCGACTTCTCCGCGCGGCTCTGCCGAATGGCGATCCCAGCCGGTGGCATCGACAGTTCCAGGTCCAGCTTGATGCGCCCCTGCTCGTCGCAGTTGCCCCACAGCAGCATGTAGCAGGCGTCTAGCCAGTCGGGCAGTGGCAGCTCCCGTGCAGACACCCCACCGAGGAGAAGTTTCCCGTTGATGTAGGCCCATCCGCCGAGGGCTCTGCGGGCAAGGTTGACGCTCCACCACCAGTCCCTGCCGCTGCCTCTACCAACTGCGACACGAGCAGCGTTGAGCCACCTACGCTCAATGTCAGGGTCGGACAGCGCCAAGTGGTACATGGCGTCAACGTCATCGTCACCGATAGATCCTGGAAAAACTCCTGCAAGTGTGTCCAGATCCCAACCCATTGCTCCCAGCCACTGATAGGCGCCGTCCAGGTGCAGGTCCCACCGTCGGGCGAAAGCAGAAACCGAAACCTGTGCAGGTCGCACTTGGGCGAGGACATCAGCGTGCTGCACGGCGCGATGCCGGCCTGCCTGGAGCCTTCTTCGCCGCTGCTTTGCGCACCCGTTTTGCCGGCACAGGATCAGCGTCGTCGTCTGGCACGGTCACAGTTTTCGTGCCGTTGGACAAGATGGCGTAGATGTCGGCCTCTTCCACGTTGCCGCGCAGCACTTCCTTCTGCACGTGGGCCAGGTCCAGTGGGTTGGTGAAGCGGGACTCGGCAGCTTCGAAAGCGATATCGTTGAGCTGGGACAGCAGCGCTCCGACTGTCTCGGGATCGTCTGCCGCCCGGTTCATCTGGTCCTGCAACTGTCCCAGCATCCGCTGCAGCATCATCAGCTGTGCCCTGGTGGTTTTACGGAACACCATCATGCGCCCGGCAAGCTCGTATTCAAACGTGTCTGCGCTACCTTTGTCAGCCATGCTGACTATGTTACGGCAGTCGGGACCGTGACACAGGTGTTGAGGTGGTACGGAAACCCATCATCCTGCCGTAAAGGTGCATCGGCGTGGTCAGGTAGCGCACCGGCCGCTTGTTGCCGGGGTGATGCACCAGCTTGAAGAAGAAATAGTTGCCCTTCTTCTTCAATCGCCGCGACGGGCCGCGGCCACGTAGCCGGCCACTGGACCGGGCAGCCACCAGCAGATTCCCGCGCTCCCACTCGAAGCGCAGCTGCCGGCCGTGGCCGTGGATGATGTGTCCTGACGAGCCCTGGTGCATGGTGGCTGCGTATTTTTTCTCCGAGCCGACACGTTCCACGATGCTGTGCACTGTCGAATGGGAGTCGATTTTCAGCGACTGCCTCAGCGTCTCGCCCGGTTTGCGCACCCCGGAACCGGACATGTGATCCCCGCGTGGCGCGAGGCGTCTAGCGCCCTGAATCGTCAGGTTCGCCATTTTGCGAACGTGAGGACCCGCCTGCCGGTGAGCGGTGACGATCACCTTCGCCTGGTCCAGATTCACGCGGGCCATCTATTTGCGCTTGCGCTTCTTGCAAAGCTCCGGCATCCACACGATCGCTAAAAAGGCAGTCAGCCCAGCCAGGATCGTGAGGATCGTCCACCGCTGCGACATCGCCGGACTCCTTCCAGATGATCGTCAGATAGCCGCCTTTGATCAAGCCTGCCACGTATGGATCGTGAATGTCGACCTGCAAACGGTCACCACGTTTCAGATGACCGAACGACATGGTCGCCTTCGCCTCTTCAGTCATTCCACACGCTCCGGCCAATGCCAGGTGCCGCCACGCTTGAGCTGTTCATCCTGGGACGCCATGCCCTTAAAGAACATGCCCTCAGGGTTGAGCACCGCGAGAGAAATACCGCCCATTCCAGGCCCATCGTACACAGCGGTGACGACCGCAGCCCGACACTCGGATCCATACTCTCCACCCGGTGTCCCGTAGGACACGTAGTGCACAATCCTGCCCACGCTTGGCTTCATCAGCAGCACCTGCGGATTTCCACAGTCACAATCAGCATCCGTTCGATACAGTCAGCGGTCTGTTCCACTGTAGACGTCTGGATCGTATACCGGCGGCCACGCATCCTCTTGAACTCTGTCGTATCGACGAAACAGCACATCGCCTTGTATAGGGCATCAATGTCGTTGGCGTCGTGCAGCGCGGCAAGCGTCCAATCTGCACACGTCGGCCCTTCCGGTGTCCCCATCCGCGGGATGCAGCGGATCACGCCAGCCGTGAACTCCACAGCCCGCGTCAAAGACAGACACTTGTCGCTGCGAGGATCCGGGCTCGGGAACTCGGTGCTCGGATACACCTGCCCCACGCGCACATAGTTCAGCCCCGGGCAGCACACCTTGTCCGCGCTGATCTGCGCATCCACGTCATGGATCACCTGGTTGGCGACCTGCAGACACGCATTTGCCGGCGGATCAATGTTCAAAGCAAGCTCTGTGGTCAGGCAGTCCAGCAGCGCCTGAGCCAGCGGCAGGATCGTCGTGTCAGCCATGTCACGGCCACGTCGTCATGCGCGGAACATTAAGCTCCGGCGCGTAGATGCGCAGCCGCTCCACGGTGCGGTGAGGATTCAAGGCCCTGATGACCGTGTCCACTTCCCACAGTCCCGTCAGCCCGGACTCAAGCAGATCCTCCGGGTTCACCATATCGATGGTGATGCCTTGGCGGATCACCGACGTGACACGGTTGGACAGGCGGCACGTGTCGTCATTCACGCAGCCTTTAGCCCATTCGCAGGCCAGCGTCGCAGCCGCACGCAGCAAACCAGCTGGCACTGCGGTACCACGCTGGTAGGTGACGACGAAAACGTTGTCACCGTCGTCAGTGTCCATGTCCGCACACTGTGGCCAACATTCACCGGCAGTCCGGACCAGCCAATGATCATCGTCGACGCGGTAGGTGGCGGGATCCACGGCGATGCCGCCGATGGTCACCTCAATGATCGAGGCCACCGGCCCCATCAGGCGCACCTGGCAACGCGGGTCGCAGCAGCAGCCGGCGCCGCAGCCGCAGTTGAACCATTGCCCGTTGAAAATGTAGGGAACCCAGGTGCCGCCGGACCAGTCGTAGCCCCAGAACTCGCCCATGCCATCCGCGCAGCGCTTCATGCCGCACGGGCGCACGTCGATCTGGCACAAGCCGAATTGGCGCCCGGTGGCCGCCCACAGGATCAGCGCCGCATAGTCACGTGCCGCCGACTGCACCTCAGCCGGGGTGGCGGCCCACGCTTCGGTGCAGCACAACGGGTCTGGGATGGTCCAGCTACATGGTCCCACTGTCGCGCCTCCTGCCGCAGAAGTCCCGCTCAGGTCTGCGGTGAACGCAGGCAAGATGCCGGTCAATATTCCCTGTGCTGGTAGTAAGCCTACTAGGTCACCTATGAGTGCAGGAAGCACCGCATTCAGCACACCCGCACCGGTGATCTCACCATCGAAGTCGCTGGTCAGGCCCGGCAGCACCGCGTCCAGGTCACCTGACGCCGTCGCCTCACCGTCCAAGTCACCGGTCATCGCCGGCAGCACGCCATCCAGTTCCCCGGTGACCCCGGCCACCTCGAACAGGACGTCCACGCCGTACCAGGTGGTACTGCTGGTCGTCGGGAACGGCGGTGGGGACGCCGCGGACACGATGAAACGGCCCGCGGTCCCGGTCAGGTTGCCCACCACCAGCGGCACAGTGAACGTGCCCGTGTTCGCTGAGTAGCGGTCACGGGGGCCTACCCCCACGTCAAATGTTTGCCCGGCAAGGACAGCCACCGGTGCGGCCAGCATCGCCGTGTTCCAGGCGTTGAGTACAAGCGCGCCGAAAGCCTGAGTTGTCACCGTCGCACCGGCGGTCGTGTACACGGCAGCCAACGGCACTGTCGTCAACGGGTTAGGGGTACCCCAAAACCTGACACCGGTGATGGTGCCGTCCACCGCGAAGGTGATGCGTGTGGACATGCTGTAGGTGTCTTCGGCGTTGTCCGCCGAGTTGATGGCCGGCGGGGTGCCGAACAGTGACTCTGTCACAGGGGCACCAGCCTTAGCCGGCTGGCATCGTCAAGGTGCCAGCAGTGATCTCCACAGTCAAGCCGATGCTGATAGCGATGGTGTTCAGCTCAAGGTCCCCGCCACCACCGGTGACGGTGACGTTGCCGTCCAGGATTGTGTCGCCCGAGTTGTCGAGCATCCGGAACCAGCCGGCATTGGCCGCAGCAACGCCAGTCGTGGAAAGTACTGGAGTGGTATCCAAAGTCATGACACCCAGCACTGGTCCGGACCAGGCAGGGTCAGCCAACGTGACAGTGGCCAGCAGTGTGCCGGCTACAGGATCGTTGGCTGAGGCGGGCTGAGCGCCTGAGCGTATCTGGATGGTCCCTGCGCCCACGTCGGCATCGACAAGGTTGGCGACAGCGGCAACGGCAGCGTTGCGCGATGCGGTGGGAAGCCGGATAGCCACAGGCGCTCACCCCTTCATTTAAGCCACGGCGTGCACGATCAGTGAAGCGCCGGCCAGAGTTAGCAGCCCGGTGTTCTGGACGGCCACACGAACGGTGTCTTCGTCTACTACGGTAACAGAGTTGATTTGCAGATTGGCCAGAGAGACTCCAGCGAATGTGGCTGCATGGGCTGCGTAGCTGGTATCTGGCATCGCCGGATACAAGGTGACATCGACGTTGGCTGTTCCGGACAGGACCAGCGACGGGACAGGTGCCACACCGATGGAACGTACCTGTTGCCCGGTGGCGAAAACACCAACGTCGTCGCACAAAGTGTTACAGCTGTAGAGGGTATCGAATTCATTTTCAAGAGTTTTGCTGAAGGCCTGGTTCTGTGCGAACAGGATCCAGTCGCCTGTGTGGATAGTGAAGCTGCTGGAATCGGGTGGGGATTGGAAGTTCCACGTGCCGCCCGATTCTGAGGAGTTGTTGAGCGCGAAAAGTGCGGCGATGTCACTGGAATTGGTGCCGTCGTACTGCACCGCGTGCAACCGTGTCACCACGTTGATAGGATTGGCAGCCATAGTCCCCTCCTGGGGGGATTGGAAGGCGGCTAAGCAGGACTGGTGCTTAGCCGCCTATTTCGTTACGGTACGACCACTTGGGTTTGCACGAACGTTGCCGGCACCGAAGCGTCAGCGACACGGACCGTGTAGACGCCGGGACGGTAAGGGAATGTATGTGCGGCAGCGCCAGCCTCCGCGGCACCAAGGGTTGAGGTACCGTCGCCCCAGGTGATGTCCACTGTGCCGTTGCCCGTATTGGTGTAGTTCAAGGTGATCGCCAGCGGATTGGCACCGACGTTCATGGCGATGGTGGTGATGACAGGTTGCGCCGCATCAGCCGGGCACGTGTTCGGATTCTGAAACGCCGCCGTGCCGTTGACGGCGTTGAAAGTGACATGCGTTCCCGGCACGTAGCCGGAAAACAGATCCGAGCCGCCCGGCTCGAGCACCAGCGCGCCGATGGCGAACAGTGCCTCCGGGATGACAATGGCTGGTGTGGTCGATGAGATCTGAATTTGGCGCACGTTGGCGATCCCTGCGACGCCGCCGGCCCAGCAAGTAACCCGTTGAGCCACCGTCTGCAAAGCCGCGTAGGTGGGGACTGTGATGGTGAGTGAACCGCCTGCCATGACAAGCCTCCTTACGTAACGGTGATGACAGCTGAGGTATAGGTGGTGCCTGAACCACCAGTCCACCGGTAGGTGGCCGTGTAGACGCCCACAACATAGTTGTGGTTGGCCGTGGTACCGGAAGTGACGATGGTGTCCGCGGTCAAGTCGCCCCAGTCGATGACACCTGGCAGCAGCGGGTCACCGTTGGCGTCCAACGGGAACGTCGCCACACGCGGCACCGCGGCCAGGCCTGTGGTAGGTGCCACCGAGAACACCAGATCCGCGGGTGCCAAAGACTGGCAGCCACAGAACCCATCTGGTGGTCCCAGCTTCGTCCACTGGAAACACTTGTGTGCGGTCGGGCCGATCTCCACCAGCAGCGGCCGTGGCAGGCCTGCGTTGGTACCGGTTTCGTTGATGATGACGTTGTACGGACCCACACCCCACTGGTTGCCCGGTCGGGTGATCGCGGTGACGGTGAAGTTGATGACACCGTTGGCGATGCTGATGTCACCGATCATGCCTTGGGTGATGCGTGGCAGGATGCCGTAGCCGTAGATGGTGTCGTCGTCGTCGCAGCCTTCATCTTCGGTGCCTGTCCAAAACTCCAGCGCAAAGTTCGAGGCGCTGGGAGAGTCGGGCAGGGTGCACCAGCCGACAGCTTCAGGTACAAGACTGTCGTCCAAGATGAGTGGTTCCGCTGACACGATGTTGAACAGCTCCGGATCCACCTTGCAGAAGGTGATAGTCACCTCGTACCAGCGCAGGATCGGTGCCTTCGGCTTGTCAACACAAATGTCGCCGTTGGCGTTGAGCTGCAACGCGTCCTGACGGTCCTGGTTCACCTTCGCCAAGGTGATGTCCACAAAGGACTCGGTGGTGGCGAATGCGCACGCCTCCAACAGAAGCTCACCACATGGCCCTAGCCGTGTGACACGTGCCGCCGGGGCACGGACAACGCTATGGCACTGTGCAACCATTACTCCTCCTCAGAAGTATTGTTGTTGTCCGTGCTTTCCTTGTTGCGGCGGCGACGCCGCGGTGGATCCGATGGTGGCGGCCCATCTTCGCCAACCACATAGGCTTGGCCCGGTTTCACGATTCCTCCGGTGGCTGGTCCGTCGGTGTCGAACTTGACGAACAACTCCAACGGAATCGAGTAGCCACCCGGCGCGGGCCAGGTCACCCACTGCACATCGCGTGGATGCTCGGCCAGTGCCAGTAGCCGCTGGCCGATTTCCTTGTGCATCCCCGGTTCCGGGGTGATGATCACTACGTCCACAGGATCACCGACTTGGCGAAGCCGCCACACTCATACGTGATGACGTATTCCCGCTCCGCCAGCATCAAGAACTGGTTGTTGGTGCGGTCAAGGGAACCTTCCACCGGCGCGATTTGCACCTGCGAATCCGGGGTACGCCAAATGGTGGTCTGCCCGGTCAGATACATCCAGAAGACACCATCAGCTGGCGCGGCACCGGCAGGGTCGTTGTTGGCGTAGCAGCCGGCGGATACCACGGTGCCCATCGGTGTGCGCCAACGCGTCCCGTCGAAGTCGATGACATGCTGCGACTTCAGCTCGTTGAACACCGGAATGGCCACATGCAAAATGCCCGGAGGTCCGTACTGGGTCAGGTTGCCGGTGAAGCCGCAGTAACGTGCCCGTTCCAGTTCGGACAGCACGTTGACGACGGTGTCGCCGGCACCGGTGACGGTGGTGATGCCGTCAGCGGTGACCAGGCCTGGACCTTGTCCGAGAGTCGAGGTGGAAAACAGTTCCTCCACCACCGACTGCTCGACACCTTTGAGGCGTTCCAACACGAACGCCTGCTGCTCGGCATAGTCGTAGCCGACGGTGCCGCATTGCATGGTGGCGAACACGATGAAAGGCAAACCGGTGACAGTGGTCAACCCGTTCTCAGTGAACGCTGCCGCTTTGCTGTTCTGTGCGGAGATACATTCGACTTCGTAGCCGAAACCTTCACCGCACAGCGCCGTTTCGTAGTGCACGCCACCGTTGCGGCCGTGTACCGGTAGGTCCAGCGGGCCTATCGCAGCCTGAAACAGCCCGTACCGCAGGGGTAGGGATGCTGTTGGCTTTTCTACTGGTACTGCTGGGATCGTCGCTACCATGTGTCACCTCCTTAAGCGACTTGGCGAGGGGGCAGCCGGATAGCTGCCCCCTGTTGCGTCACTTACGGAGTCACGTCCGAGCAAGTCACCGCACGCTGCACGCCGGTGGAACCGTTGGCACAGATGTTGATGGTGTACGCAAAGCTGAACTGGCACATGCGCATCGGCTTAAAGCCGTCCTCCATGAACAACTGCGTCACCAGGTTCTGCTGCAGGTTCGTGCTGTCGTACACGGTGTCGAGGCGGATGACGTCCTGACGTCCCAGCACCCATGTACCCGGCAGGAAGGCCAGGAAGGTAACCGAGGTCGGGTTGTTGAACATGGCCGCGGCGACCGGACCAGCCGGGTTACCGAACTGGTGGTTCACGTCGATGGCGCCTGCACCGTTGGTCGGGTCGAACGCATCCTGCCAGTCGTAGATCCACTGCACGGTCACGTAACGACGTGCCAGCGCAGCCGAGATCATCTGGTCAGTGAGTTCCTCGGTGTGCGTCGCGTTGCGGCGCAACCAGTCCGAACGCAGAGCCGACTGCACCCAGTACGGGAACACGAACTGCACAGTCTGGGTACGGCTGGTGCGGTACATGTAGCGGATGTTCTTCGCCACCATGTCAATGGCGGCCATCAGCTGGGACCACACCGAACCGTCGGTTGCCCACGGGTCCACAGTGGACAGTGTGACCGCGGTGGAGCCAGCCTCGATCGCGTTGACCACTTCACGGTTCACCAGGTGAGCCATCGCCGCGATCGCACCCTGAACGAACTCGGAGACGAACTCCGGGTAGCCGCGGTTCTGCAGCAGCGAGGATGTCAGACACAACGCCGCGACGTCCAGGCGGTCATCGACGAACGTAGGACACGGGATCTCGACACACGTTTTCGCTGTGTCGGCGATAACCTGCGCCTCAGTCAGGATGTTGAAGCCGGGGATCGGCAGGACAAGGTCATTGCCGAAGAAGTCTGCGAAGTCCAGACCCTGGTTGTGCAGCAGGCCGCCGCGGCGAAGCACCATCTCCGGAATCGACAGCAGACCGTCGGTGGTGATCGGGTTGCAGATGCTGTAGTCCGGCATCGACGGTGCGCACCAGCCGTTGGCAGCCACCAGGGCGCCGTCTGTGCGCCCGGCGGAGTCCGACACGTTCTTCAGCTTCGCGAACGCAGACTCGTGACCGTCGGACTCCATGACCACCTGAGCGTCAGGGTAGTCACGGCGGATCGTGGCCAGCGACGCCTGATGCCGCGTCCGTACACCAGTCTTGGCGATACCACCGTGGCTGCGTGCACGTTCCTCGAACGCTTTGCCGATGGACTTCCATGTCAGCTCGGATCCCATGGGGAAGCCGGCAATGTCCGCCGCGGCCACAATGGTGTACTGGTCTGCGCCGGCAACCATTTCCACTACCGGTACATGTGGTGCTACATCCGAGATGCCCACGGAGCGCCGTGGCGCATTGTCGATCGCAGTCGACGCGGTGACAGTGGCTTCGACTACTTCACCGGTGAGGACCTGGTTGGCTGGTGCCACGTCGCGGACACCTTCAGGTTGCGCTGGTGTCTCGGTGGCGGCCACGACTGCCTCTTCTGTGGCCGGCTCAGCTTCGGCCGGCGCCTCGAAGGTGGGCAGCGTCGGCAGCACTGATGCTGCGGTGAGACGCTCGCCGCGTGCGTGACGCGCAGTCAGTTCGACACCGACGTCAGCGATGAAGCCCTGCAGCTCTTCCATGCGGGCCAGCTGCTCTTCGGTGACTGTCTCTGGTGCAACCGATGCGGTCAACGCGGAGTATTCCGTCGACGCCACATTGGCCATATCGGTGAGCCCGGCGACAGAGAAATCTTTGAAGGTTTCTTTGGCGGGCGGCGTGAATGCCATGGGTGTTCCTTCCGACACAAAGCTTGGGATCGTGTCGGCAGGCTCACAGCGCATCACCGTCTAAACGTGCACATCATAGTTGATCTGGTGTACTTCGTCTACAAGGTGCGCAGAAAAGTACGCGCATGGTAGGTTCGGGGTGTGATACTGGGAGACAGGCCTATCGGCGAAGTGATCGTGCAGCTGCGCGCCAACCGCGGCATGACACGTGAGCAGCTCGCCGAGAAAAGCGGCCTCATGATACGCACCATCGGCCGCATCGAAAACGGGGAACACCCCAGATGCGAATGGGGCACGGTGCTGCAGATTATCCGGCAAGGCTTCGGCATGAACATCGAGTTCACGTACAAGGAGCCCGGCGAGGAGGATCACGATGGCCAGCTTCCATTTCAGCCCAATCACCTGGGCTGAATACCGTCAACGCAAACTAGACAACAGAGCCTCAACGGCACGCATCTTGCACGCCATTGTCTATTCAGCCGCTCTGGTTGTGGCGTTTCTGGCCTAGATGCACAGCGGGGACCGAGCCCCGCAGACCCGGTCCCCGCACCCCATGACGCAAACTCATCGTCGCGTCACACTATATCCCCGCTCCGCGGCACGTGCACGCATCCGCTCCTGCGCCTTCAAACGCTGTGCACGTTCATCGCCAGCCGACGTCACCGTCACCACCGACGCATCAGGCAACGTCACCTCGCGCGGATAGACAGCGGCAGCCGACGCCCGTTTGTTACACGAAGAGCACCCCATCAGATCCCCCTTGCGGTAATGTCCACATACCTTGCGGCTCGCGCCTTAGCGGCGAGCTTATCCGCTTTCACCTGCAGCTGGGACAGACGAGCTGTCAACGCCGGATCCATCTGCTCCAACGGTGCAGACGTGCCACCAAGAGCAACGATCTCCTCCTCGGACAGGACCATCCCAGCGGCAACCAGGGACTGCACCTCACCGGAAGCGTTGAGACCCACCACCGGGAACCCAGGAGTGTTCACCGCCAATGCGGCCACCAGCTCCAGGCCCTTAGGTGTCGGACGCCAGTCACCTGACAGCGGCGAGCGACGCAACTCCGCTACCTTGCCCTCAGACACTTCAGGCACCGTCGCGCCGGCAACCCAAATGCCGTGGATGTCCTCACCGGCCGCAACGACAGCCACGCCGGTGCCAGTGTTGTCATAGTGGTCCGCGGCCGGTATGTAGCCCAGACGCAGATTCGCATGCCCAGTCCCCACCGTGATACGCCCCACCCGGCGCTGTGTCCCGTCAGCGGTCAGGACAGCACCGGTGGCGAAATACTGATATCCGGTGTTGCTTCTCGGCGCCATCCGGCACACATCTTGCATACCGAAATGACACACATTCCACAACGCCAGATGCCCTGTTACCTGACCGTCAGCAGTGATGGACAGCGGTGTCGGGCCTTGCAGCATCGGATCGTCAAACCAGTGCGCTGGTGGACGCAAAGGTGCAGCAGCGGTCATGGCTTCCTCACTTTCCTCCAACGCTTCCAGCTGCTGGAGCAGCTCCTGGATCTGCGTCATGTTCTCGTCGGGTATGTCGAAACTGTTGCTGTCGTTGATGTATGAGGCCAGTAGCGTGGACACCGCTTTCGGGATCAGCCTCAGCTGCCCGTCGACAATGTCGGCCACGGGCAGCTTGTATCCGTTGCGATGCGGGATGGCACCCTCCCACCACAGAAACCCTTTGCGGTACTGCCGCATGTCACCGTCAGCCCATGCGGCGATACGGTCGGCGGCGTGACGTGCGTTCCATGCCGCACCGGGCGCCAACGGCAGCTGCGTCACCGCCATGTTCACCGCGGATGCAGTGGTGCTGATCTGCCGATTGGGACGATCCTGCGGCGGGGTGTCATCGCGTTCCCACGGTGGGATGACACGCGGATCGCCGTACACGTCACGCAGCTTCGAATAGATTTCAGTCACCACATTGCGCAGTTGCTTCTTCTCGTCCTCGCCCACGACACCTTCCAGGCCACCGTGGGCGCCGGAAAGGATTGCCGCAGCAGTGAACACGGCATGTGGGATCAGCACATATTTGCCGTTGATGACATCAGCGATGGGTAGCCGGTAGCTGTTTTTGTTGTTCGGCGGCCCCTGGCTGTTGCGCCACAGGAACGCCATGTTGAAATGCTCCACCGAACCGGCGGATGCCTGCTGGATGCGTTTGATCGCATCATCGGCGTTGAACGCCTGGTCCCTGTCGGCGATGGGGAACCGGCGCCACGTCTTGACGTTGACGGCCATCAGCGTGTCCCCCTCGTGAAGCGCGGCTTGCAGCGGCAGTTGTGAGATACAATTTCGTCGGCTACATACACGCCACTTGCCGTTTCGAACGTGTAGAGGTACCCGTGAAAATCATTGATCTCGGCAACATCGACGACCTGATTCAGAGATATATCAACGGGGAAAGTCTTAAAACGCTGGCCGACGAAGTCAGCATCTCCAGGCCCACGCTGCGTCAACGCTTCATCGACAGCGGGATCCCCATCCGGGGACGCTCCGAAGCTGAGCGGCTTAAGTGGAGTCGCATGGAGGAGGTGCAAAGATTCAACCAGGTCTCCAAAGCCCACGAGGCCGTTAGAGGCGTTGCGCGGACTCATCAGGAGCTGATCAAGCGCGCCTCCGCTCGCGTCAGGCGCGTCGGCAAAGATGAGATTCAGCTCGTCGAAGACCTGGCACTGCTTGGGGTGCAAGCCGAAGCTCAACTCCCCGTCGACAAGTACAACATCGATGTTGCTGTTGCTCCCGTCGCCGTGGAAATCCACCGGCAGACCTTCCACCCGTTCGCAGACACCAGACTGCATAAGCGAACCGAAGATCTCTTCGGCTTTGGCTGGCGCACACTTTACGTCTGGATCAACCATCAAAGAGGCCAGACAGTTAACTGCGCCAACGAGGTAGTCGCCCTTGTCGAGCTGGCGCGCCAGGACCCAGCCACGTTCGGTAAGTACAGGGTGATTCGGGCTGACGGTAAGCAAGCCCCCATGCTCCCGCGTCACGGCAAGCATGCTGCCGGTGTAGGTATACCGGAATCCCTTCTTCACCCGTGACGCGGTAATCAGTGCGTCGCCAGTGACGCAGTTGATCACGTTCCACGGGCTGCCACTGGGATCACCTGGCGCCATCAGCGGTTCACCGGACACGATGAAAGGTTGGGACAGGAAACGGATCTGCCCATCGGCCAGCCGGTGACCTGGACGTACCGCCGAGTCGTCACGTGAGAGCCACTGCTTGAACATGAACGGCAGTTCCTCGCGCTGCTGAATGCGCATCGCCGCGGCCAGCGCACCGAAGTTCCAGGCGCGATGCACTTCTGTGACAGAAACTGTCCTTGCTCTGGCCGGCCAGTTCTCGGTGCCTGTAACGTCCAGGACATGACGAACCCGTGCCGCTTGCTGGTCTACGCTTTCGCCGTTCGCGACAGCTGCACCAAGTTCATCGATGATCCGCCGGTAAACCTCGTCTGGTGTGCGGACCATCAGGTTGCGCGTCCTGGCGAGCTGGTCTTGAAGGATGGAGTCGGTTGGGTCGAATGGGATGTCCACCCCGAGCTGGCGCCCCGCTTCGATCCACCCAGCTCGTGCAATCTGCTCAAGGCCGGAGATCAGGCGATCTACCTGCCGCTCCCAAATGGGCACTGTGGACCAGATTGCTGTTGGATCTGGGGGTGCGCCGAACCGAGTGAAAGCCGCCAGCACAGCGGCTGCAACAGCACCAAGCCAGGCGGCGTACATGGAGACCACTAGCGCCGCAATGGATGCCTCAAACGCCGCCAGAGCCAGTGCACCGGTTGGTGCTGGCTCTTCGGGGATGCCCTGCGGCAACTGGGGCGATGTCATCGAGAAGCTTCCTGAAGCATCGCGGCGAGCAGTGTTGGAGAGTGTTCAATCCTGTTGGTCAGAAGACCTTTTGCGTAGGAGTGAAGAACAGGTTGCAGCTGCTTACGCGGTGCCGGAACCCCAGCAAAGTAGTACTCCCACTGATCCCATGCCCCCGCCAGAAGAGTCTCTGCGTGAGCAGATGAGCCCACCAGGATTTTGGTGTGCAACAGGTGAGGAGGTGTGGTTCCAAACACCCCACGGTGAGTGGGGGTCAGGAGACGTTTGCCTGCCAGTTCTAGAGCACGTACCACCAAACCATTGGCTGCAATGGACACCGCAGTCGGTGGCGGAACGGCGGAAGCTATCAGCTGAGAGTCCCCACCATCTGTCACCGCCGGCTGCTCCGGCTGCTGACCAGGTTCAGGGGACGTAGGAACACGCCCTGGTGCTGGCGGTGGCGGTGCACCAGGTGCCAGTTCCGGCACGGCCGTGTCGATGTCGATGCCGATTTCTTCACGCACCGCGGTGATGGCGAACAGTGTCGGGTCGCGCAGCAGCAGCTCTTTGATGAACCGGGTGGCGATCTCTTCAGTGCTCGGCGCATCGGCGTCGGTGTAGCCGCCTTCACGGCGCACCGTGTCCGCGGAAACCACGGGAGGGTTGGCGTTGTACAGGTTCAGGGCATCGGCGAGCTTGTTCGCCGAGTTCGCCAGCGGAGCTGTGTCGTACCAGTAGGTGAAGCGTTTTGGGTCCTTGCCCAGAGCCTTGAGCGCACCCACCAGGTACGCGGTGGTCAGCGCGTCGACGATGCGGTTGAACAGTGGCTGCATCGTTTTGACGATGAACTCTTCGCCGGCCCACCAAATGGACCAGTGGTTCATCTCCTGGCCACCCAGCTGAATCTCCACCGGCACGTTCATGCCGATGGCGAGTTTCTGCTGCTGCTCTTTGCGAAGCTCAATGGCCTGGTCGGACAGTGGCGAGTCGAAACGGATCGGCTGCACCCCTGACATTGCTGTCAGTTCAGCAAGGGGCATCTGCCACAGGATCGGTGCGACTTGTGCGGCGGTGCCTTTACCCTCCAAATTGGAGGTGATGACTTCGAATAGCTGCTGGTAGATGTCGTCTGTTGCTACAGCCTGGTTGTCGCCTTTGGGTACGGCCAATGTGGACGGTACCGGCAGGATGGTGGCGTTGGCGATGCGGGAGTTCATCTGGGCGCGGATGAACATTGACATCTGTTCCATCTCGAACAGGAGTCCCAGTAGCGCACGGACGGGGGAATCGGCTAGGTAGGCGCGTCTTGGGTGTGGTGTCCAGGTGCGGATGACGATGTCGCGGCCGGGGTTGATTTCTTCACGCTGCGCACGTCCCATGTTGACGTAGACGACGTCACCGTTTTTGCGTACCTCGCCGGGTGCTGCCACCCACCACTGATCGGACATGCCGCCACGCATCGCCTTGCCGATGATGAAACATTCACCGGCGACAATGAGTGATTCGGCGATGCCACGCAGCATCTCGGCTTTGTTCGCCGGCCCGCCGAACAGTTGCTCGGCAAGTGCGCCCACTTCGGCGTCATCATCTACTTCGCCTTGTCGCACCCCGTTCTCGTCGACTTCTGCGACATAGATGCGGATCATTGACGCAGCGGCGCCTATGTAGTCGACGGCGTTGTGCAGCTGAGCGTTGGTGTCATAAAAATCCCAGGCCTGCCGCTGCCATGCCTCGTCGGTGAAGCGGTAGCCTCGCCATGCCTCCTCGGACAGCCCCATCCGCACCGCGGAGGCGATGAGGCTGCCGGCTTCAGGCTCCAGCACTGCCTCAGCCTTTTTTCTAAACACCATTCGCTGCCTCCTCCTTGTCCAAGACCCATGAGGATGCATAGGCGACAGCAAATGTGATGATGGGCAGCAGGGCTAGGGTTTGCCACGGCAGCCAGCCGGCGAAAGCAAAAACGCACTGGGTGTAGAGGGTGAGGATCAGCGCCACCCAGAAGCCGGCGCACCAGTAGCAGCGGACCAGCTTGCCCGGCTTCGACGTGGCCCCGTACTTGGTGAGGATCCAGCCACGTAGCGGCGCGGCGATGTCGTCGATTACGAGCACGCGCGTCAATCTGGCCGCAGCCAGCACTAAGACGACAAAGGCGAGCAAGTAGATCACATTGACTAAGTTAGCATCCTAGGACGCAGGTTCCTACCAGGCATTCATCCCCAAAGAAGGCATCGGGTAGTTGGCCGGCGACAGGATCTTGGAACGACGGCGTTCCCCGTCGATGAGATGCCGGCATGCGTGGACAAGAGCGTCCAGGCGATCCGGGGACACCTTCGACGTGATCGGATCGAAGGAGAGCATCTGCGCTTCCAGCTTCTCGAACACTCCTATGTGGTGTACGCGGCCTTGGCTGTAACGCATCGCCACCGGTTCAGCGCGCAGCTTTTTGCCTACGGTGCTGAACGCGGGGACCAGCGGCGGCTCCATGATGTCCATGCTGAACACGCCGCTGCGCTGCAGCTCCCTGAAAGCGTCCTGGAACACCTCATGCATCCACGCCTTACCCAGGTTGCTTTCGTAGACGAGGGTGTCGCACTGGTATCTCTCGAAGACTCTCCATGCGTGAAGAGCCGCGTCGCGGCCGGCGAGACGAGTCGTCTCGTCGGCGATGATGAACATGTGATCTTCGGCGTCGCGGCAGGCGACAACGACACCCATCTCATCGCCGTCTTCGCCACCGGTGAGCCCGGGGTCCACACCCACGGTGCGGTGAGCTACCTGCGTCGGGCCGATGGTCACTCGGTTGCCGTGGATGGCCATGTAGCTGAACAGCATCCCTTCGATGCTGTCGAGCATTTCGCCATATAGCTCTTGGCGACCTAGCGCTGTGCCCTCGTACATCTTCTTGGCTTCTGCAAGGAAAGCTTCCGATAGATTGTCCGAGTTGTCGAAGGTGCTGCCGCGCGCCATGGAGATGGTTCCGTCTTGCTGCGCCAGCCAGTACTGCAGCAGCTGGATCGGCTTCGGGGTGGTGGTGACGAAGGCTCGGGGTTTGTCACCGGGCAGGTCGGCACGAAGCGCCGGGAAGATGCCCTCCTTCCACACAGCCATGGGGTCTTCCCATTTGACTGGCTCGTCCAGCCACACGTCGGCCAGGTTGAAGCCTCTGGGTGCGTCGGGATCTGCACCAGTGAAGTGGATCTTGGTGCCGGTTTCCAGCAGCGTGATGTGCGGCTTCGGAGACTTCGTGTAATGAAACGTGTCCGTGAAGTCCCCGCGGTAGTGGTCTTTGACCTCTTTGAACCCGCGGCGCAGCAGCACACGCAAGACACCCGAGGCGCCCTCGATGCACACGATGCGGGTGTCGGAAAGGTTGTAGGCCACCACCAACCTTTCCGTGGGGAACCCGGAACTGTCGTAGGGGAAGTCGATGGCCCGCTGCACCAGCCACTCCGCACCTGAACGGGTTTTCCCGCAACCTCTGCCGGCAAGGTACAAATGCACCGTCCAGGCGCCAGGTGGTGGATTTTGCTCAGGACGGGATACATACCACC